ATCCCATACGTTAACAGCTGTAAATCGGTAAGCACCGATACATTTATAACGAGTCCAGTTCTCAATTAAACTTAAAAGATACTCATTTTCTGTCTCGTACAGATAATATATATGGCCAACCTTCGGTACGAAATTATATCGAGCCCGATAAACCATTTCGGTCTGCTGAGCCAACTCAACTAACTCTTTGTATTCTCGATTGAGTTGATTGAGTCTTTCCTCGAAGTATTTACTTGCGTTAGTACCACGCTCGCTCTTAAAAAGGTCAGTGTCCGGCAAGGTAATCGCCGGCGCACTGACACTTGAGCCATAGGGTAAAAGACTAGGCAGCGTAGGCTTCATCCCACGATCCTGAAAGTCCGGCAACTTCATATTCAGTCACGCGGTTTTCAAAGAAGTTAGTGTGGTCTGCACCATTCAATACCCACTCAAGCCAAGACAATGGATTGTCTTTTACTTTAAAGTTTGGCTTCATTCCGAGTTGGATGAGTCTTCGATCTGTGATGTATCGAATGTACTGCTTGACCTCTGTCATTTCAAGGCCTTCAATCTCACCCATTTTATATGCAAGCTCGACAAACTTATCTTCGAGCTTCACGACCTGGCGGGCCATCTCATAGATCTCAGCTTTAAACTCGTCATCTACAATACGAGGATGTTCTTGACAAAACGCTTTAAACAGTTTTGAGTTACCTTCAACATGCATTGACTCATCACGAATCGACCACTCAACAACCTTACCCATTCCCTTCATCTTGCCAAAACGCTGGAAGTTCAACAACATGACAAACGAGGCAAACAAAGCAACACCTTCATTGAATACTGACTTAGCAAGAGCAAGGCCAAGACCGCGCATAGTGTTAACGTCTGCTTCCATCATATACTCAATCTTGTCTGCCATTTCCTTATACTCAAGAAAGGCGTGATATTCTTCGGCAGGTAATCCAAGCGTCTCATTCAAAAGCGCATAAGCACGTTGGTGAATTCCTTCACGTGCCGCAAAAGAGGAAAGCATATTACGGACTTCATTATTCTTAAACTTTGGAATGAATTGGTCAAAATAGTTTTGGCCAACAGCTACATCTGATTGAGTAAACAGACGTAGAATGTTAGTGATGTATTCTTTTTCGATTGGTGTAATCTTACCACCTTTCCAATCTGACACGTCTTCTGACAAGTCAAGTTCATCTTCGATCCAATGTGCTTTTTCATGTCGAGTCGTAATCTCAATCGCCCAAGGATAATGGAAAGGCTTATAAGTTTCAGAAAATTCAAGCAGACCACCAGAAGATTTTTTAATGAGTGTATCTGCAATCGACATGAGATCGTTGTATGTACCAATGTGCTTGTCATCAATAAAGATTTGAGGTACAGATCTTACCTGTGGATACTTCTGATAAAACGACATACGTTGCTCTTCATCGTCGAGCTTGATTTCAGTAAATGTATAGTCATGTTGTCTGAACCAAGCTTTTGCTTTTTCGCAAAATGGACAGTTCGATTTTGAGTAAATTAATACGTTCATGGATTCCTCTTATAAAGATAATTTATGATTTGTCTGAGAGTGGTGTTTTTCGTCTTGCTGTACCCTATACACCATATCATAAAGTTTTGCATCAGGTTTAAGATCATAGTAATCAATCGCTAATTGCGGTGCGGGAGTATTAGGTATATCACCGTGAGCTATCATAGTTAAATAGCTTTCATAACTACGTACTGCTTCTTCTTCAAAATAGTGCACCATCAAATGGGCAGTCTTTGGAAAGAAGATATAGAATATCAAATAGTAATGCCAAAAAATAAATTGAGCGACAAGTATCAAGGCTCGCTCGAACCAATTGGGTTGCGCGATCTCAATAAAGAACATGAGATGCATACGCTCGTTTTCAGCTTCGGCTAAGAGCTCACGTATTTGTGGGCCATATCCTGTTTTAAGTTTACGCAGACTGCGAAGATGGATCCACATACCTGCGACCATGCCTGGTACACCGGCAATCGTTTCAAGAACGACAGCGCGGTGACCATAGCGCTTTGCAAAGAATGTATCGGCAAAGAACCGAAACATTTTTGTCTGGCCATAGGCAAAATAATGGCTCAGCCTTGACATGCTACACATTCGTCCTGCGATTCTTCCTTACCATTTTGAAAATTAATTGCTTCAAGATTTACTACAGTATCAAGCTTTTCCCTCTCAACTTTAGCAGAAACGTTCTCAGCCTTGTTAGAGCTTTCAGTACGCAAGTAATATAGACCCTTACAGCCTTGCGCCCAAGCCTGATAGTGCACCTGATGAAGATACGCTTTACTTGCTCCGGCAGGGAAGAATACATTAAGTGATTGACCTTGGCAAAGGTGCCTTTGACGATCACCAGCCAAACGCACAAGCCACAACTGATCGAGCTCAATAGCAGTCTTAAATACTTCTTTTACGTGGTCACTTAAAAAATCTAAATGTTGTACCGATCCACCATTCGTAATAATAGAAGACCAAATCTCATCGGTGTTTCGACCAATGGCATTAAGCTCCTTTTCGAGGTACGGATTCTTATTGAGATGAGAACCGACACGAGTACGAGAAGTAAATGCATTTGCTTTCCAAGGTTCGATACTCGGTGATGTATCTACAATCATTGACGAGTTAGCATTAGGAGCAATCGCGAGCATGTGAGCATTACGGCGACCTGTACCTTTCATATCAGGTGCTTCGCCACGCTTTTTACCCATTTCAAGAGTTGCCTTCACAGCCCGCTCTTTAATCATAGAGAAAATTTCTTCATTAGCTTCAATAGCACGCTCACTACCGAAAGGGATACTGTGTCTTTGGAAATACGAATGGAGACCCATTGCGCCAAGACCTAATGACCTTTCTTGTTGAGCAGAATAACGAGCTCGAGAAATCTCGTCACCGGCATGATCAATAAAGAATTGCAATACGTTATCAAGGAAAACAGTGAGATCCTCGATCATTGTCGTGTCTTTCCAAAAGTCATACATCTCAAGGTTAACAGACGACAAACAACATACTGCTGTACGATCTTCATTGGTCACGAGGTGAATTTCGTTACACAAATTCGATCCCCGAATCTTAAGGCCCATGTCTTGTTGAGATTGTGGCAATGCACGATTAGCAGTATCAATAAAGTTAAGGTACGGCTCACCAGTACGATAACGAGTCTCGAGAATATGCTCCCAAAGCTTACGAGCTTTCATTGTATCACGTACAGTCTTATCATCTGGATCAATTAAATCCCAGTCAGCCCCAGCTTTTACTGCTTCCATAAAGTCATCAGTGATGTTAACTGCATGGTGTAAGTTCAAGTTCTTACGATTCACGTCACCGGTAGGAATACGCATATTGACAAACTCAACAATGTCGGGATGATCAACGTCAATATAAGCAGCGTAAGAACCTTTACGAGTTCTACCTTGTCGATAAGCTACCATGTCAGCATCGACAGTATGTAAGAAAGGCATTGGTCCAGGCGCCTTTTTGCTGACTGCTCTAACATCGGACCAATGCCCTCCAACCCCACCGCCTTTCACAGACAACCAGCGAAGTTCTGCTGAGTGATCGATGAGGCCATCCAGTGAATCTGGAACGTAGGTGAGAAAACATGAAATAGGTAATGCCTTTACGGGTTCACCTTCTACAGGAGCATTAGAAAGGACTGGTGACGCGTACATAAACCAGCCTTTCGAAACGTAATCATAAATTCTTTGTGCAAGTTCAAGATCACCATAAGAATAAGCAACAGCTGCACGAGCAAATGCTTGTTGGGGAGTCTTTTCATCATCACGACAATAATAATCTTTCAATAACTTCGCCGATTGTTCCGACAGTAATTTATTTCTTTTATTATCGATGCGGATACCGAGGTGATCCATGTTTACTCCTTATTCTGTTACGTAATCTTTTGCAAGAGGAAAGATACGATAAATCGCGTCTGCACAAGCTCTTGCAAGATTCATGTGTTCTTTTTGTGTACCATTGCCACTTCGTAATTCGATGTAATGAATCCACGAACGAATCGTACCGTTTACATAGAGACGAGACACAGTGAGTCCTTCGGGTAAAACTGCTCGTGCTTGTTCTTTTGCAATTCCGTTTTCGATTGCCCATTTATATGCAATCTTTGCTTCATGAATAATACTCATTTGCTTGAGTTGCCAATCTTTCCGTAACTCTTTATCGTCTGTCTCGATGCTGTTTTGTCTATTTTTCAAATCTTGTAATCTACTTTCACGGACTACAAATTCCAGATCCTCAGTTGGATCTGCATATCTCTGACTGAATTCTTGGAAACTAAAACTACGATGGCGTAATAGTTGACGTGCAATATCACGAGTAGTTTCAATTTCAAAACATGCTGAAGCCATTTCAAATGGCGACCAATGTTTATGTTTTGCCAAATACTTCAAAAGCTTTTCGCTGGTTTCAGTATTATACTGATTAGATGGGTTAGAAACCCGTGCACAAAATGCTACTAAATCTTGTACATTTTCGAGCCCTTCTTGCTTAGTAGCAATCGTAGGCTGTGAATAACTAATCAACCTTGCTTTCATTATCTATGTCCTTTTCCATTGTTGTAGTTTGAGTTTAGCTTCAAGCCCGCTATATGTATTCGACCTGATTGTTCCTTCGACATCTTTGTACCCATTCAGTACCATTTCATTAATGTCTTTGCCTGGCACATCACTAGGCCAAATACAAATTTTATAACCTTGTTCAATGACTTTTTCCATGCGTTTATGAATCTCTTTATTACGAGGTTCTGCATCAAAAACGAAGACAGCCTTTTCTTTAGCGTTTTGCAAGGCGTTCGTGTTGCCCTCCGCCCCTGCCATTGCAACGGCGTTGCGTACGAAAAAGCTATCGATAGCACCTTCAACCACGTAGTACTGTCTACTAAAATCAACTGTGTCTAGGCCAAAGATCTTGGGTCGCTCATCAAACATAATAGTGATGTAGCGGATCCCATTTGGATCAAAGCCTCGGGCAGATACACCAAAGACATTCTTGTCTTTGTCAAAAAATGGTATCACCAATCGTGGTTCGTCTTTACCTACGTTCTCGAATTTATTTGGGATGATTGTATTAATCCATCCTTTGAACTTGTTTACGTAGTAAAGTCTGTAGTGCTGATTCGGAGGAATCTGCCTATCTTGTATATATTTCTTAACTGGGTGATTCCACTGTAGTTGACTAACTTTTTTAATCGATTTTAAAGGATTATTTTTCTTAGTGAACTTAGGTGCTTCGAATCGTGTCTTGTCGAGTATACTTCTCGTATCTGTAGGAGCGCTATTCGCTTTCTTAATAAACTTCTCAGCAACCCATTGGTTATAAGCCATAGGGTCCTGTCCTTTCAGGAAGTACGAGAATGATTGACTTGCACCACAGTTATGGCAATAATAAAAGAGTGCATTATCTTTTTCGAGAAGCCATCCACGGGCTTTTGATCGAGACTTTTGTGAGTCACCGCAGATAGGGCAACGGAAGTTGATTTTATAAGGATTAGTCGAGCGTATCTTGAAGTTTTCTAGGCGCGCGGCGAGGTGCTGTGCATACTGGATGTCAACGAAATCTAACATAATATAAAGTTGCTCAGGTTTGTAAGTTATGCCATTCTAACACAGATGGGTTGAAATGTCAACCGATAATTTTAGCAAAATGCTCAAGGCCCAAGAACGCCACAGCACCACCCAGGCCCATTAGGTAGTACTTCCAATGCTCGAGTGATCGAAGTCTTTGACCGTGGTCATCTAATCGAGTAGTAAGATCTAATGCTAAAGCTTCCATTTTTTCTAAAATTATTTCGTCATGCTTAAGGCGATTCTTTGCATTGTGTTCAGCGAGTCTCTTATGGTCTTGGCGAGAGGATTCGCGATATTCCTCTAGCTTCTTACTCATTTCGAGCACGCGAGCTTCATCTTCTTTACGATGAACTTCGATTCTATCTTCAAGATCTTCTAATTTTTCAGAAGCGATCTTAAGGACTTCTTCTTGAACGGCCGCCATTTTAGAAACATCAACCAGTGTTTCCATACTGCTTTCGACGCGCGAAAAAAAGTTTTCAATTTGCTTGATGTCTTTCTTAATGAGGGCAATGTCAGTTTTAATATCTGGCTCTGCCATGTCTAGCTCCTCTAAGTTAGCACCACGTTTTAATTCGTAATGCTAACTATTTATCTGGAGCCTTATTTATAAGCAGCCATTATATAACAGTTTATAGGTAAATGTCAACTATTTTTCTTCGGCGGGAGGAGCTTCTTCTTCTGGCTTTTTCTTTGTCGTAACTTCGCGGTAGTACACAATGACTTCTCCAAGTTCACGTATGTACCTACGAAGCTCTTGAACATTACCAGACATGAGCTCATAGTCTTTTACAGTTGAGGCCACAAAGAGGACGTCGCCACCTGTAGCGACTTTAATGTCATCGATAAATTTATCGAAGTAAGTATAGCCTTCGGGTTGGTTAGGATTTTCTTTATCTTCTTGTGCACAAGCTTTCGGTCGACGGAGTTGAGGCTCACCATCTTCTTTCAAAAGCGGCTCACCATTCTCGTCGAGTCGAGGAACTTGCTTACAAGGATTAGCAACAGGTGCTTCGGATACAACATACCACGTTGGGCTTTGTAATTGAAGAGGGCGTGGCATTTGAGGTTGAATGATTTCAATCTCAACAGGCTTAGTTACGACTTGAATGACCTTTTCTGGCTCAGCACCAAAGCCCCATTTACCAAGTACTGAACAACCACTAATTAGTGTCAGCGTCGTTAAGACTAGCAATGTCCTTGCTATCATTCTCAATCTCCTCAAAAACTTTCTTTGTTGCTTTATTCATTCGAGTTTGAATCATACCAGGCTTCATCAACGCAAGCTTGTCGAGATTGTGGCGCTGAAAGATTGCCATGTAGCGATCCTTTTCAGCATTAATCTCAGAGTTACGTTGTTGTAGGTTATTCAATGCTGCAGCTTGCTTTTCGAAAGATTCTTTCATAGCAGCCATAGCTTCTTTTTGTTGTTCGACTGCTCCTTCGAGCTGTACAACATTACCTTTTAAGATGGTGTTATTTGCTTCGAGAATTTGGTTTTGTTGATATAGCCAACCTGCTGCACCACCTAAAGCAATTATAATTACAAAGAAAACTTGATACATTATTCTTCCTCAATCCGATAATTCAAGCCAGCACTTGCTTTAACGCTAACAGTTTTTTTATCAGCAGTGATAAAGCTCAACTCTTTCCAAGTGGACTTGACAATTTTGGGAACGTTCTCATAAACAACGTCATCCATGTTGCCAAATTTGGAATCATAAGAGACTGTGACTTTAAATGTGGGCTTGGTTGTCCACCATTTCCACAGCCACATAATTGCTTTAAACGGCGCGGTGACTATCGCCACCAACGCCGTCCAAATGGCCTTAAGGCCGGTTTTTGTCCACTGCTTCAACTTCGACATAACAATTACGAGAAATTACTTCTTTTTAGCGTGCTTAGACTCTTCTTTCTCGTCTTCGTCTTCGTCGTCATCAGACTCGTCTTCAGCTTCTGCTTCTTCCTCGTCCTCATCTTCCTCTTCTTCGTCGTCCATCTCTTTCTTCATTTTTGCTTTCATTTTTTCTTCAAGAGCAATGGCAACACGAGTAGAGATTTCTTCTTCAAAAGCTTCTTTCATTTGTACTGGATTGCCAGCAACAGCTTCGGCAACGATTTTTTCAATAGACATGATTTTCTCCTTTGGGTTTAGTCTAACTAATTATTTATAAAGCTTCTAATCTTTGCATCAGGCGATCTGCCCGTGGGCCAACCTGACGATACCAAATACTATCACGTCCTTCTGGTGCTGCACCTTTCCAGTCGTGCTCAAGTATTTTAGCATTAAAATTCTTAAATTTACTTAGACGAGGTCGTCCAAGGTTGAAGAGCATGTTGACCAGAATTTCCTGTACTTCGCCGGGGAATCCTTGCCATGCTTCTCCGTATAGAGTAACACACTCATCAATTGAGGTGTCAAGGTCACGTTCAAAGCATTCTCGTACTCTTTCTTCAGAGACTGGAGTTCCAACATCTTGTCCATGTTCTGGGTCGGATTCGAGTACCAAGTGGCCCACTCCGAAAGTAGCATATCCAAGGTGATCGTTGTAGATTTCATACACTACGCCCTCATCTACTTTAAGTTGCTCAAAAACGTTTTCTCTATTTTGTTGATTCATTCTTTTTCCTTTAACGCCTTAAATGTTTTTAAAGTCCTTTTCTTGTGTTTCTTTTGCGCGGCTTTTGACATATGATCGCCATCCATGCCCGCAATATTACCACTACCTACACTATTCGTAGGTTCTTCTTCCATTTCGAGTTTTGCTGCTTCTGTGACATAATCCGTATACCACTCTAAAAATTCTGCTGAAGCTAACTCAAAATAGTCATCTTCCATTAAGCCTTCTTGTAGAATAGCATCATGAGTAAAGCGATGCTCTTCTTTAATCAACCAAAGAGCTGCTGCATAGGTTCCAAGGCGAGACGAACCACCCGGCACTTTAGCTAGGAGCTTTTTAATGTTAAGGATCATTTGATCAAAAACACCGAAAGCCTTACGTTGAGCATTCTTCGTAAGGTCTTTTCTTTTGATCAAAACATTTCCTTTGGCGTCAATCACTCCTTCTTTATAAGCAGGCCACTTTTCAAAAGGTGTAACCAGCTTTCGAATGAACTGAAAGACTAGAAATAAATCGACAACCATGTTAGATCCTTATTAGTGTGTCTAAAATCTTTTGATCAGACACTATACTATCTGCAGCAATTTGAATGTCTTCGTACATAACCACAGTCGGCATATAGTTAAGATAAACGACAAATGGTTTGAGATATTCATGAAATTCTCTGAGCTTCATGAATAACATGTTCGTAGCACTCGGTCCAAAAACATTATATAGTACTATTAAGTGATTCAGAATCAACCTTTCTTTCAATTCATCTTCGTGTCTATAGCGACCAAAGAGTTTACGCAAATACTGAAATCTTTTTAGATCTTCCTCAAACTCCACCATATCGGTGCACTGAGGATTATCATAGTGTTTCATAGCGTATAGCAGAAAGGTTGATTCTGTCAAATTCATAATGAAGAAAAACTAATTTTAAATTAGTCTGCTACAACAGCATCATCCGTAACACCACCAACACCTACGTCACCAGCATCAGATGCAGATACTTTGAATACACAAAGTGGCTCTGCCTTGTGGCGAGTGTTGCCGTTCTGGTCTGTATAAGTGTGATACAGATTCCATCCCGGTGTGTTCAGACCCTTTGCACGGTTAGATGCAACTTGGGCTTCTGTTACGTCGACCAATACGGCGTTATCAATGTCATTGGACTTATTAGTGTTATTGGCATCATCTTCCAGCCACTTAGGTGCGCCTGCAAGATTATCCGTTTTTGCCCATAGTGCCATTGTTATTCTCCTTTTAGTACTTGGGTTTTACTTCTTAGTTGTTTTTGGTGAAGCTTTTGCTTTACTCTTAGTTGGTGCCTTTCCCTTCGGAGCTGCCTTACTTTTAGGCGCTGCCTTTTTCTTTGGAGCCCGCTTTTTCGGTGCCGGCTTAGGTTCTGGTTCTGGCTCGGGCTCAGGTGTTCTTTCAACAATCATTGGCTCCTTACTCAGACGCCACCATTCTTTTAACCACTTAAAAATCATAATAAACTCCTTAGTACTTTTTACTTGCTCGAATATCTTTGCCCATTTTCTTGAGCTTTCCAGCATTTACAGTACCGCAAGAGCCTTCATCTTTTTGACCTTTAACAGCCTTAGAGATTGCCTTGCGGCGCTTCTTTAAATACTTATCTGAAGCATCGACATCACCGTCATTATCGACATCATCGTCTTCTTTACCGACAGGATCCATTCCTTCTTTCATGCCCATGTCTTTTTTGAGGGCAGCAAGCAAATCGTCAACTGTCATTTTCTTATTCACTAGTGCAGAACGAACGACCGTCTTATCACCACGAACAAGATCTGCGTCATCGAAGTAAATGGCGTTTTTCATATCACCAGACTTAATACCCAGCTCTTTTTTCAGGTATTTGGTAATATCCATTTGGCCTGGACCTTTGCCTACTTTGTGGATCAGATCAGAACCACTCACTTTAGCTTCAGTCATATGATAGCCTTTGTCATCACAATGCTCACAGCCTTCACCATCACATTTAGGACACTTTACCTTTTCTTCGTTAATTCCTACTTCTTTCTTTGAAAGCTTAGTCAGAACATCAGCGATTTGAGCAGGCCTCATGCCTACGGCCATCAATGCTTGATTAACATCACCCCATTGATACATTTCTTTATCACCACGGCGCTTATACTTGCCAGGTGCTTCATCGAGTTGCTCTTGTCCGAGAATATCTCTGACAATATCATCTACCTTATCTTTAAAAGACATTTTAATTCTCCGTAAAAAAATTATTTGTTTTATTTATTTATCGGGGTGATTCTGATTTTAAGGTCATCCACACCTTTAATTATTCTATGATACTCGTTAGCATCAATTTTAAATTCCATACCCGGCTTCAAAAGCCACGGTAAACAATTTTCCCATTGGAATTGCCAACCATTCCCGGCGAGTACTTCAACTAAACGGTCTTCGCCATCTCTATGCCAAACATAATGAGAGTCTTCTTTTAGAACACTAAATGTTCTAATTACTCCTTCGTCAATATATGGCTTACCAAAAGTAGTTTCCACCGCCCTTCAATCCTAATTCACTTGCGTATTTAGGTAAACGACATGCCCAATAACCGGCTTTCATTTTATCTTTTTTCATGTCGCAATTGTGGCGTGCTGCAAAATTTCTTGCGGCGTCCTTGTCATTAATCTTACTGGTTAGTCCGCCTTTCTCGTCGCCGAACTCAATCTTTTTTACGTTTCCAGTTTTTGGATCTCTGACATAGACTACATATTTCTTATCACCAGAGCTTCTTTTCGGAGAATTAAGCTCTGGATCTTTCTCTTCTTGGAACTCTATCATAGGGCGCTCGAGTGGAACAGTGACACCTTCATAGATGCCAAACTCTGGCTTATCTCCCGTGAATCCCCTGAACGATTGCATTACAATTCCTTTACTTCAACTTCATCGTCTTTGTATTTACGGTTTGCTTTGCGCCATTGCTTTACAGCGTCATTCGCATCTTTGCCCATTACCTTTACATTAAGATCTTTTCCACCGGGCCCACCCTTAGGAACGGTAATCATAAATTGGGCTTCTTGAATGTATTGCTTAAACGATTGCATTATAGTTCCTTTAATCTACTGCTCTGTATCCACCACGATCTTTAATTTTTTGAGATGCGGACTGAGATCCTTTAAACCTTTTTGTGGCGCGCTTATCATGCTCTTTACGTTTCGCATCAGTATAACCAGGGTCGTTACGCTTTCTATTTGATTGCTTGAATTGCTTAACTGCTTTATCTCGATAACGTGTAAGTAGTTCTGGAGATAGTTCGTTAAGCTTAGCACTTTCTAGAAAAGATTTAAACTCATCATCAGTCATTTCTGCTAATGCGCTTTTAGCAACAAATTCTTTAAAAGTGTTCATTTGTTTTATCCTCCGAATTCGTGTCCTGCAACACGCTTCATTTGTTTTTTGAATTCAGCAAAATCTGGTTTGTTTTTATATAACTTAATTGAAATCTCGTCGCGTTCTTTACCTTTGATACGCCACTCATAACCTTTTTCTTTATGCTCAGGCTTAGTCGTTTTTACGACCCGTCTTTCGAAACCGTCTTCCCAAGTTTCGCTTTTTTTGCCCGGACCTTCTACAAGAAAATCACTAAACTTAAGCACCTGGTGTATCCTTCTTTAGTTTCTTTGTAGCCTCTGGCGTACCTTCGAATCCAGCACCGTACTCTTCTGAACTGAATCCTCTAAAATTTAAAAGATGCTTAGGCATCTTACCAGCTTTAACCATGTCTTTGAATACTTTATCAAGCGCTCTTACGTCAAGGCCATGAATCTTTGCCGTTTTGACTAAATTTCTTTCAGCGTTATGTGGATCTTTCTTACGAAGATCTAAAAATGTTCTAATCGCTTTCTTATATATTGGCTTATTCACCGTCCTATCAAGCCAGCGATAAAGGTCTGGCATTATAGTCTTAAGTATTGAATCATCATCACCAAAGACTCTTTCGTCCATCTCTTCTGCCTCTTTAATACCTCTCAGTTCTTTTTGCTTTGCAATCCACTGAGTTGCAATTGAGTTATTAGTAGGCGTTTCTGTCCAATTTTTAATTTGCTTATAGACTTTTAATGTCGTTCTATCAATATCATTGCCTTGAGAGTTATCGACTACAATCAAACGATTACGAAATAGTCCTTGGAATTTACCTATGTTCTTTTGTACTTCTTTCCACATAGCAGCAACAGTATCGTCTGGCAATTGACGTGGTCTCATACGATTGCGTGCAATCGCAGTATCAAGATCTGTATTGACAAAAATCATCTTGACTTCATAGCCAAGTGTTCTCAAGCTATCGACCTGTGTTTTAATTTTGTCGTAGTCCTTACCAGTGCCATCAATAATCAAGCCTAGGCGACCTTCGATCGCTCTTTTCATTTTTATACCCGTAAGAGCTTTTGCTTTTGATCGAAGCTTTTGGCCAGCCGGCGACATGAGATTATCTGAGGTGGGTTCCATTCCTGCTTTACTCAAAGCAGCTTCAAACGCGTCGTCAGAATTAATCAACTTCATTCCCAACGCAGGAAGAGAAGTCTTACCAACTACAAAGGACTTGCCGGAGCCTGGGCCACCAGCAAGAAAAACAGCCTTAAAGATCGCTGGATCGTTAATCCCTTCTTCGAGTTGCGATTCAACGAATGTCGAAAACTTTTTCATTTACTTACCTGAATGATCTGCCCATAGATCAGCATCTGCTGTTGTTCGAGTCTTACCACCTGTAGCAAAACTATTGACACGGGCCATTCCCCATTGTGCTGGTGTAGTACCAGGCCTGTGGCCAGTTCTCCAAGCTGCTACGCCTCGATCAAAGACTTTTTTAAGAATAGCGTAAGAGATACCAGTCTTTTCTGCTTTGTTCTGTAGAGCCTTTTTAGGATTACTTTCAAAGATGAACTCGACGTCTTCGGCAAGCTGCTCAACTTGTTCGCTTACAGATCCTTCGTATTCCTTTTCCATACGAGCCCACTTTTCTTTCCAAGCCTTATAGACTTTAAAGCGATTGTCAAACTTAACACCACCCTTTGCGGCCATAAGCATGTGAGGTCTTTTACGAACCTTTTGATCTCCGCGGCTTGCTTCTGTCACTTCACCATACATCTGTTTAAACTTTTTAGTATGCTGAGACGGCTTAGTTCCCTTTTCGCGAGCTTCTTTATCACCAGGTGCATCAGTATAAGCTTTAGGATTGTCGTCGTTTACTTTTGCCTTTCTCTTGAAATGCGCTTCTCTGTCGTCTTTTTTATCCTTCTCCACACCCTTATAGTATGAAGAAGATTCAACGAAAAAATCTTCGAACATCCTATCTAAATCAGTCGACTCTGGTACGTCAATCTGTGCTGACATTCTTGCCTTTTCTGCTTTCTTAACGTCAGGCAATTTCTTTTTGACCATGTTCTTAATTTTAGCAGCAGAAATTTTCTTAATCTTTTTCTCAATCGCTTGCTTTTGCGAGACAGATAAGTCGTTATAGTTTTTACCTTTGGCAAACTTATCTTTAAGAGCTTGCTTAACTTTCTTTTCAGCACGACCAACCAGCTTTTCTTTTGAAGCTTTCTTTTTCATTGACCGTGCTCTTGCTCGAGCAATCTTTTTAGCATGCTTCTTCATTACAATTGCACGCTGTCGTCTTTGCTGTCGATCAAGAACTTCGTCTAAGGTCGTTTCTTCGGAATCTAAGTTTTCCATCACGTAAACGTCTTTTGTTTTGAAGTGTTTCTGTGCTTGTTTGGCAATATCAGATAATTTACCATTACCTGAAAATACTTCATCATCGGAAGGTTCACCTGTGGCCTTAGTGGTAAAGAACCAACCACCACTGCCAGATGCCTTCTTACCATGTGATCTCACATAGCGATCATGCTTCACACCTTCGTTAATATCTTCGTCGATACCCATGCCGTCCCTCACTGCGGTATATACTTTTTCTGCGTTTCTTTGTAGCTTCTTTGGTAGGCCTCTTTTAAATGAGTCCATATCACCGTCAGCGGCTAATGCCCTCATCTTAGAGGCTGACATACCTGTTACATCATCGGCATCTGGATCTCGCTCACCAGCAGAAACTACTTCGATTGATTTGAATTTGTAATCTTTTCCGTTGTACTTATTGAGTAGTGCTTTAAACTCAGGTACTCGATCTGAGCCTACGACAATAACAAGATTTGCGTATTGCTTTGAAACTTCTTTAGCAACTTCAATAATTGTTTTTGCTCGAGACTTGACTACCATGCGGCCAAATGCCTGTTGAGCAAAAGCAATCTTATCGTCATAAGAAAGTGGATTCTTCTTTGGATCAGAAGAATGAGAAAGGAAAATCATCGGAGTTGCCTTGCGAGCACGAGCTTCTGAAGCTACTTTTCTCGCAAGCAATTCATGTCCAGATGTTACAGGATTCATTCGACCCCATGAAACAACGGCCGTACCTCCAGCTGCCTCATCTAATGTCGGCTTAGTATTGACGTACTTCTTTGCGATATTAGAAAACTTCTTTTTATCTTTTTTATCTTTAGGTTCCATTTTATCCTCAGAACATCGGACAACATCAGTATTTATAATGTTTTTAGGTTCTAATCATCAAAGGTTTGAACGGATCCCTTAGGTGGTGGTGGCTGTCTTGTGTTAATTCTATGCCACCTTGCTGCCGTTGAATGATAGTTATCTTCAAATGATTTAACCGGATGATAGTTTAGTGCAGAAGATATATCCCAAATAGTGCTTTCTCTTATCCAACCAACTGCAGGTGTTGGATCCATGATAGCCATTGGGATTCGAGTAAAGCTTTGACGAGAAGCAAGGAAGTACATATTATCAATAGCCGATCTCACTCCATGCGATTCAATTTCATCGAGTAAAGCTTTAGCGGTATGCCAAGTAATAGCATATGCATGAGCTCCTTCGTGGCCATGGATACGTCTCAAACTACGTGGCTTACCAGACGCTTCGTGGTCAAACTTATCGGGGTCTGGTACCTTATAACCAAGTACTGTAATTTCACCATTGCGGATTGGAACTGGCCTTGGGTCATGTAACATGATTCCATCGTGCTCAAGAATGATTGCGCATTCTTTATTATCATAAATCTTTTTCCAGATTTTAGCGTGGCCGGCAGTACAGTTTTGAGCAGCAGGTACAAAGTTTGTACGATTAATGTGGCGCTTAAGACCAATTGAATTCCATGCCGCGTTTGGGTCGACTTGATAAAAGCCTTCGAAATATTCCCAAGGCAAACCAACTTTATCACACGAATCGGCTGCTGTTTTTGCGTACTCTAATGATTTCTCTGTAGGGATACGAAGAATGTACGCCTTTTCAATAACGCTTCTGTTGTCTTCACTCATGATAGCTGTAGTCCTGTTTCTAGTTCCATTATCTTTTCAATGTCTTTTTCATAGTATTTCTTAACGGCGTCAAGTGTTTTCTGATCATAGTACTCGTCAATGAGCTCTTGATTCTTTGGTGTAAATCCACCTTTAAAGTTTTGTAGCGCCGTTGGATTATCTATATTATATTCTCGAGTAAACGCATTCACATATCGATCGAGCTTATTATATAGCCAGTACTCTGCGTAATCGACTCCTTTTACTTTAGCGTAATCTGTTTGGAGTGTCATATTATTTCTGTCAGTCTCGTGCTTTCCTTCTTTAAACAAATATCTAAATTCAGAAACACTCTTTTGTTGTCTTCGCTTGAGAAAGAAGTAGAGACTCAACTGTCTCATAAAAGGATCACGTATTGGTGTTATGATTCTTTTATTAGACAGTGTTTCTTCTGAGATCATTTTATGAGTTACGAGTTCGCCGAGCGTTAAATGAATAAATCGGTATTGATGCTGGAACATTCGAATCAATCGCATTGGGACATTGTGCGTTGGTATACCACAATCATTGACTTCTGTCCATGCATCTTGCTGTGTACAAAAGTTGCGGATAAAGTATTCGGCTAAACTTGAACTGGCGTTCTTAGGTACTCTTAAATAAACAAAATCGTGTGTATCACAAATGACCATTATGGTATACTCTTTTCATAATCGAAATATTCAAAATCTTTTCTCCAATGTTCTAACACGAAATCGCGCGTCCAGCGTGACAAATAACAATCGGTCCAATCAATCTCTCCAACGTATTTATCGCTTTTGTTCTTTGTTATAAGAGGCTCATAACAATCTAAATATTTTTGTACCTGCTTAAAATCTTCGTTAAGCGTCTCTGTACGTAATATCCACTTGGGTGGTTTTACATCAACAAAACTTACTTGATGTTGTATAATACCCCAGTCGTAATTATAACCTTCTGGCTTTTCAAAGTCAATATTACGTAACCATTCTTTAAACGTGTCACCATAGTGAATAAGTGCTTTTTCATGAGTCATTGACTTATCTTTTGCGCCGAGGGGTTTACCCAGCCTATCTCGGTGCTCCATTTTTCGAAAGTTATACCAGCTTACAAGACGGGCATAAGGATTCCTGCAACAGACAAAATACTCCATGCGTTCTGGAGAATGTTCTCTGTAGTCTTGCTTGTGGTGGGCTCGTACTGTTTTAATTGTGCTGTGCTTTTTTGCAATCCACTTCCCTCCGCATTGACGATTAAGCCAAAGCCTAATAGACGTTCCACCGGTTTTTAAAATATGGATAAACACCAGATTGTGATTTGGTAGAAAGACGGCCATTACAAATCCTTAAACTCGTCAAAGCTCATTTGCTTCCAAGGTAAAATGCTTGTAGGATCGTCAGACAAATTAACCATGTTAACTCGATAAGCTCTACGTTGCAAACGATCCATTAGAATATCCATCATTGCATCACCGTGGGCTTTATATTCTGGCACTGTTCTAAATTGATAAAGTGGATCAGGCACTCCTCTCTTTTGCATGTCAAAGCCCTTACCGTAAAACGTTGTTTCGCCTTCTGGGCCCGGCGTATAATTCATATCAAAGCCTATGAATCCAAGAGCATCAGGTTTCAAATAATGCAACGCCCAATACGTCATAGTAAAATAAATGGGTAGGCCTAAGTGAATACGAGCTTTTTCCCACGGCATATTAGGCGACATAGCAACATAAGAATTTTTGAATCCACGATCTCCTTCTCGAGATACGATTTCTTGCTCAGGCCTACTTTTTGCTCTACGGACTTCTTGTTTATGTGGATAATCGCCGGCATGTAAAAGTACATCCCACTTGTCTGTGCCGCGCCATGTATTATTGACACCACAGATCGTCATTCCTTCTGTGTCCCACTCGTTGACAAGAACCATGTTCTTGCCCGATCCCATACAAATTACTTTCTTCATTTTAAAACTATCGCCTGTTCAAAGTCGTTTTTCATCATACGCTTATGCTGTCTATGGTAGTGTATCAGACTATTTTCAAAGCGACCCTCTGGTGGCTTACGACCCAAATGGTAATTGAATTCTTCTGGGATACAGTGATACTTCTTCTGCCTCCAAATCAAACCATTAATAATCCCTTGATCGAATCCACCCATCGAGTTTTCCATTGCATTTCTTTTTCGATCTCGCTCTTCAATCGTGCTAGCAAACTCAACGAGCTCAGCGAACATTGATCGATGGAATATGACTACACCTGAGTTAATGTGACCATGTTCTGCCCACCATTCATAGCCGGGTTTACCTTTCCAACGAGCCATTGTTGGCATCCACCACGCAGAAATCGCATTCGGATTAGCATAATCAAACACATTCTTTGCATGAATCGTAGCAAGAAAATCACTATCAACAAAGCAAATGTATTCAAAATTATGATACCATTTATGAGTGCCTTCGTCTATAAACGGCAAGAAGATTCCATAGAAAGGTGGAAGACCATTAGGAAGCTCTTGATCAAGAAACAAATATTCGGCACCTATCTTTTTGGCGTAAGCATTAATTGACGCTCGAGAATAAGTGTAGTAATCCGTTCCTGTTTGTACGAATACACCGGCTCGACTACGTTGGGTTTGCTCTCTATTTGGATCTCTGTAATACTGGTAAATTAAATTCATGCCACTTTCTTTACGAGTTTAATCGGTACCTGTTTTGGTTGAATGCTTTTGTCATCTCTCATACGATGAGGAAGAACAGCAGTATAGGTTGCGGAGTGCATTATTCTAAAGTTATCGTTATTCAATAACTCATTAAAGGCTCGCTTAACATTTTGATTTTGTAAATCGTCAACAACCGCATAAGGAATATCGCTTTCGATCCACAGCTTCATGTCACTCGTAACAGGATCATAATCGTGAGCTCCGTCAATGAACATAATATCATATTTGTTTGCGATAAACTCAGGCTTGAGCTTTGTGCTATCGAAAATATGTAGATTAAACCTATCGCCAAAGCGCTCTTTTACGAGCTCGCCATTGCGCTCTGTAATCTCATACATCCCAATGTCGCATGAGTTGATTTCAATATCTTCGAAGAGAGTAAGCATAATAGAAGAGCTATGGCCGGCGTTAAAACCGATTTCCATTAAGCTTTTAAAGTTTGTGATTTTCTTTACTTGTGTCCAGAATTCAATGACTTCTGGTGAAGGAGGCATGTGCCCAGTACCACCATCATCGGGCAACCATGATAAATCCATAATATAGTTCTCCAATTATTTCATATATTGTAATCTATTTATGCAGGATTGTCAACTAGCCTGGAGTGGTTCTCTCAATAACAAGCCTTCGCTGAATACATTCATTTCGTGTGTTCCGCTCGATGTTCTTAATTGAAACTGAATGTCGGTTTTTTCTGAATACTTAAACGGGAACCTTCGTTGAATATGCATATTACCTAAGAATGTTGTTCGAGCAACGTTATATTCTTGCC